AGATTCTCGCTGCGGCTCATCATCCACGAGGACCCGGTGTGAACTATTCGAAGGCAGGGGTGGGGATGGGCAGGATCATCCCAGCACGGGTGAGCATCGAGAAGGACGACGCGCTCTGCCCAGATTCTGCGACGAACGTCCATTTCTTCATGCTGCGTTACGACGCGGAAGGTCACCTCGTTCCGAGCGGGAAGCTCGTATGCCAGGCGTGCGGTCAGCCCATCAAGCAGCGCGGTGCCCGTTGGGTGCTGGACCGGTACATCATCAGCGAGAGCGTCGAGATCGAAGACTTGCTGTGACGCTTCCGTTTGACGTGAAGATTGACGTGCCGCTGTCGGCGCTGTGCCCACGGGGTGTCACAGGTTCGGAGGGGCACTTGCTCAAGATTGTGACCTTCGGTCGGAAGAAGGAGCGCCGCCTTTTGTGCGTGAAGTGCAAGCAGGAGATTACCTACGAAGCAAAGGTCGGGTTGTACGTCACCCCATACGTCATCCCGGAAATGCCTTATTGAAGATCGGCTCCCGCAAAACCCGTTTTCCCGGAGCCCTACAACCCAGCAAACATGGGGGGTAGGGCTTCTTGCTGCGTTTAAGGGTTCAGTTAGTCGTACAGTTAATGCAACTTCTGTACATACATTGGGACCTTTTGAGGCTTAGTGAAAACGGACGGGCATCCAAACTTCATTCACAGTGACGTCGCACCAATGAATGCGGGCCTTTTCGGGGTCTGATGTATGGGTTCTCGTACTTTTATTTAAGTATAGTTTTTCTCGCATACATACTTCCCCGAAGTTGACGGCCCGCACTCCTATCATTGACGGGTGACGTACTACGAGACGGGCATGCTTGGGCGACCCATCACGAGCTTCCTCGTAAAGCCGGAGTGGATTGGGAATGTCGCCTCCACCGGATCAACCAATGGTCGACAGTTCCCGCCATACCCAGGTGAGCAGACCGGTGGGTCGCAGTACGTGTGCGCCTCAGGTGGTCTACCCGGACTGCCGCACATCCCGAAGCTCGGGAACCAGTTCCACGGGATCGGTGACACCTTCAACCTACCGAACGGGAACAAGTACTACACCGACGACTGCATCGTGTGCGGCACTCGTATCGAGAACAAGTTCAGCTGGGAGACTCTGCGGTGGGAGGGGTGGCGTCCGACAGTTACCGTGCCGCCTCTCTACCTCATTGAGGAAGAGCCCTGGTGAGCCGGGGACAGATCTGCCAGGCCACGATCATCGGGTACCTTTCACCGGGTGGGCCTCACGTTGGCCTGGCCGACCGGATCGCTGTCACCATCATGGACGGCAAGCGGACAGTCGTCGGGGTGTGCGAGTTCTGCCACCAGTCCATCATCGCCCAGGAGCCGGAATACAACACGGTCCTCGCCCCGGTGCGTCATCACCATTCAACGCTGCCACGCGGCATGTGGGAGTGCCCTAAGACCCATCTGGACCACATGCCCGCCTCGTACTGGGAGAACGGGGAGCGGGTGTTCGAATGCGTCGACTGCTACCGGATACTTTCCGCCTACCAGTACCGAGACAACCTCACCGGAGATGAGTACGACATCTTCCTCTCAGAAACTCTGATCGAGGAAGAACCGGTCTAAGCCGGTAGCGGCTCGCTTTTAGGCACAGGCGTGACGTGAAGTTCGGTCATGAGGTAGCTCTCTTCCCTCGGTTCCGAATGAGGCCGGAACAGACCCTTCAACGTTTCAATCGACGCGAGAGCCTCAGACAGTTGAGGCTCGTCCATCTGTGAAGCTATCCAGTCCGTGTTGTTCAGGGACTTCGTCATCCCGTCCAGGACGGAAAGCATCCCGTTGAACGTGTCGAACTCGATGTCCCCGAAATCTCCGGGCTGAACTCGCAGGCGAACTCTCACTCGCCGTCATCTCCCCTACCCAAATCGCACAGCGGCATCCCATGCGACACGCACGGAACTATCTCCAGGCTGTGTTTCTGCTTCCGGATATGTCAACGACCCTCATGGGCCTTAGGATACGAGTCTACCCAAAATTAGCGTATCGGGCACTGACTGTACCACGTTTTTTGATCTTGTGATTTTTCCCGTCCCGGCAGCGAGCGGAGCGAGCGTGAGGGACCGCCCCGCGCGTAGCGGGAAGGGAGGTGCAGGCACCGTAGGTGCCGCCAGAGGGCATGAAATCACAACCTCAAGCAGACCGCTAGGAATTGAGCACCTTTTCCAGGAACCCCCATCGGGTTGAACTCTGATCGTCTCCGACTGTCGATGCCCTCTGCGTTCAGGTCTAAACCCGCCGCCCCGCCAAGCTCCAATCCTCCCTGGGTCCCCACCACTCTGAAAAATCACCTAGAGTGGCCGTCTCCGTCCACGTGGACCGTATGCCGTTCGTAAGCGTATGGGCTGAGCCGTCACCAGAGAGCAGTCATTCGATCGCGCCCGTTCCGGAACACCGGGCCTCGGGCATGGCAAAGTACCTCCTATAACGAGGATCAGCACGGCCAACTACTCCGTCGCGGAAGTCACGCCATCCGCATGCGGGCATGCCAAAATAGACATGTGTCAGTTAGAGTCGAATTGCTACCTTCAAGCTCTACTTAACCGTTACTAATGTTCGGTTTGGCGCTTGTTATCCATCAACAGTGGTCTGTTACCTGGATGTCGTTACGGTACGTCTTTTGGCCGACGCATCCGCTCTCGCAGCTCCCGGCCACGGTCCATCGCCAACTGAAAGGCCCGGAACTCTGCCTGGAGACACACTTCGCAGCGAAGTTCTTGCCATCCATCTTCTCGCTTACCTGGTTGACATGAGCAGTTGCGCATGACAGAACGTTCGGAACTGGGTCGGTCGGAATGCAGTTCTACGATTATTGCCATGCCACGACCAGCCCCGAACGAATTCAATGAACCTGCCGACTCGTTGCGCAAAATTCTGATCGCCATAGAGGAGTCATCCCAGGCATTCCGGGACATGGAGGTCGTTCTCGCCCATGTTGCAGTGATGACGGCAGCAATCACGGGAGTACCGACAATCATCATCGAAGAGGAGCCATACTGAAAGCGGCTCAAATCGTGAGCCAAACGCGAAGGCCGCTCCATCCCCGGTAGCAAGGGAGAGCGGCCTTCGCTTTCAGTTGGATCTGGCGTTACTCGTGGTACATCGCACCGTTCGCTGTGTAGTGCGAGTCGGAGTCGGAGGCCGTGATCGTCTGCGACTTCAGCGCGTGCATGTTCAGCACCGTCCTGGAACCTGCGCGGCTGGTCGAGCCGAGCGCTGGGGTTCCCGGCGTGGTGTGGACGACAGCCACAGTGGGGCTGGTTCCACCAGTCAGAGAGCCGGTTGCGGTGATGGCACCCTGAAGTCCGTACAGCGAGAATGTCGCCAAGAACGGGTTGGTGCCCGTAACGGTCACCTTGCCGGAGCCGATTGTTGAAAGGGCCTCAAGTGCGGCCTGGATAGCTGCGGCGTTCGCGTTGTACGCCAGAGCCGTTGTGGTCTGACCACCGAAGGTCAGAGTGTAAGTTCCACCAGTTGGCGAACCGGTGATAGTGATAGTCTGAGCGTCAGCAGTCGGCGTGAAAACCTTGCCGTACTGCGGATCGCGTGGGTCCGCTGAAGCCATCAGTCTCTCCTCCAAGAAATTGAGGCCGACAGGTTGGCCCCTACTGACATCTATTCGTCCGGGGGAACGCGGCGATAGAATGGCTTCGCCACTAATACGCAGGCCCATTGAGGGCCGTGAAGGGTTTGGCATATGGGCGACATGCGCTTCACCGGCCAAAGGATCGTGTCGGCGGGAAAGGCATCGACCGGCGTAATCAGCCAGGCAGGCGACGTTCTCAACCTGATAAACAAGGGTCGCGGCTGGTATAACGAGCACGTTCGCTGGTCTGTGAGCATCTCCCAGGGGGACCGTCTCTACGACGTGGCCCATCGCTGGTTCACCGACGATTTCACTGACCGCCAGCCACCCCGAGCCCTTTCAGCCAGATATGGCCGAAAGAGGAAATTCGTCGAGGATGACGACGGCTACACCCGTTCCGTCACGGACACAAACGCCCCACCAGTCGCCCTGTACTACGACGAAAAGGGCGAGAGGCACGTCACCATCGACGGCCACAAGATCACTGTCAGTCTCAAGAAGAACGACGGCGACCCTGACCCGACTACCAATTACCGGCCACCACAGCCGGAAACCATCTACTTCTACGCCCGCTCCCATGAGGGACAGAAGGCAGTCGTTCGACACCTGGAACACCTCGCGGAGGATCAGGACAAACGCAAACCCGCCCTCCACCTCCTGGACGCCTGGGGTGACTGGTCGAAACGGGATGACCTCCCCGAGCGCCCCTTGCAGTCCGTCATCCTCGCCCAGGGACAGATGGAACGAATCCGAGACGACATGCAGGACTTCCTCGACCAGGAATCCGAATATGTGCGCCGGGGAATCCCGTATCACCGGGGATACATGCTGCACGGGCCTCCCGGAACAGGGAAGACGTCGATCGCCCGAGCTTTGGCCGCACATTTTCAGCTCGACCTCTGGTACGCGCCCCTCGGTGACCTGGACAAGGACACCAAACTGCTGGGGCTCATCAACAGGGTCCGGCCTGGCTCGATCCTGCTCCTGGAAGACATTGACGTGTTCCACGCCACCCGTTCACGGGAGGAAGACGTCAATAGTGTCTCCATGGCCGGTCTTCTCAATGCTTTGGACGGCGTCGCCACCCCGCACGGCCTCATCACAATCATGACCACGAACGACATCAGCATCATTGACGACGCGATCCTGCGTGCAGGCCGGGTTGACCTCCGTGAAGAAGTCGGCCTTCCCGACAAGGACCAGATCGCCAGGATGTACAACTACTGGTACAACACGAAGCTCACTCCCGCGAAGATTGCTCGCATCAAATGGGACGGTTCCACGGCTGAGCTGACCGAGGTTTTCAAGCAGAACCTCAACGACGAAAACGCTGCTCTGCGGGTGTTGTATAAACCACGGCGCTAACCGTCGATGAAATGTTCGCAATCACCCGCGCACTTGGTGGAAGGACATTTCAATGGCAGACGATGCCGCAACAGACAACGCAACACCGATCGAGGCCGAGGTAGAGGCCGACCTGGCGGATGCCAAGACAGCAGCCGAGGCGACCGGCGACGAGGCTCAGGCCGACGCGGTTGACCTGGGTACCGAGATCAAGGACGACGCAGCGAAGGTTCTTGCCGACGCTGAGGCCGACGTAAAGAAGCTCGAAGTAGAGGTCGAGGCCGAGGCAAGTAAGGCAGCTGGCGAGGTTAAGAAGCTCGCAGGCGAGGCCGTAGCTGAGGTCGAGAAGGTCGTGCGCTCAGTCGGTCACAACCGCTGACCATGGCGAACGGTGACGGGAGGCCGGGGGGATACAGCAATTCTTCCCCCGGCCCCTACTACTACACAGCTCCCTCTAGTGGGACGAGTGTGCAAATTTCCGGTGGGTCCGGTGGGAATGCCTACGGGTTCAACCCCAACATCAATCCCAGCGGCGTCTACATCGGTGGCGGGGGAACGGTATTCCCCCAATATCCGCCGCTTGTCGCTGACCCCTTGAACGGGTTGCTTCAGACGACCCCGAAGCGGCCAAACCTCACTGCGGAGCAGCTGGCGAAACTGATGGATCACGAGTTTGTCGCCATGGACCCCTCTACCCCCAGCCCGTTCTGCCTGCTGTGCTACGCGCTCGACATGTTCCGGATGCAGCACGAGCACCAGTTCGTGATTCACGAAGAGTAGGCGTCGATAACCCCTACATGGGACGAACGCCGTATGTGCCAGCCACGGATGCGGTCCGTGCGCGTTTGGCTACGCGTCTAAATTTGGCCCGTCCCTCCCACATCTGGACGCCAGCCCCTAAGAGGCGCGGTCGTTCCGAAGAACCTGGGTGCGAGAAGTGCCCAGCAGGTTCGCCCTTTCATCAGGATCGGGCGAGTCATTTCTACGTCATCGAGGAGGAACCGTGAACCCTGCCTATTCCTACATCTTCGAGCCTAGAAATACTCGCTTTACGGCCTGAGGGGGTGATCCCGAATCTCCAAGCTGGGGGGGCGTGTCTGCCCCGCCCCTCCAGTGCGGGATCGGGCCTCTTGGTGCATACTTAGATCATGTTGCGCTTCCATGATGGAGAGCAAGTACTGGTACATCGCGTCCGTGACGAAAGGTTCGACCCGCCACCACGCGCCACGGTGACGAGGGTCTACCTGCCAGGGGAGTCGTTCCTCTACAACTACATCATCCACTTCGCGAACAGGGACGTTCAAGTCAAGGACGACTGGCTTGCTTCTGTGGACTGGACGATCCAGGAGAGCCCTGAGCTGATGGATCTACTGTGATTCGGTAGACAATCAGTCCCAGCTAGGTGTAGATTCAGATACAGAGTTTGGATTCAGACACGTGTCCAACCTCGCAGAGGCCCAGGTTAGGCTCTCCTTGAAGGACTACCTACACAAAGATGACCACAACAGTGACGACTCCGTTCCTGAAATCGTTGCAACCGGTCGACATGCGTACGCGCCACGCCAAAGTGGCGCAACGTTTCGTCACGGTGAAGGGTTTTGGCGACGTTAAAGCGCTTGGGCACATCCCAGGCGACGACTGCTGGTACTACTACTACGACCTCCCGGACGGCATCCTCGAACTGGAGGTCTGTCACGACCCACGCACCGACACCTGGTCAAAATCGGTCGTCGGCCTCCTCGATGACCCGGCCCAAATCCGGAAAATGCTCGGCCACTGACAATCCAGCCTTCCAGACGCCGATACAAGACATGTTCATGAACACGTCTCCCGTTGACGTCTGAAAGGAGGAGAAGATATGGCACAGAGTGCATACCAGGGTCAGGTTTCCTACAGCAGCGCGGCAGCTCGCGCAGTTGGTGACTCCGACAGCGACCTTGCACCAGCCGACCGCAACGACTACGACCCGACTACGTTCACAGCGCAGCCAGGTGCGGCAGCTCGCGCACTGGGTTACCCCCGTTCTGACGGCAAGCCGGGTAAGTAATCCCCCGACTACGCGGCGGGGCGGGTGTTCTATCACTCGCCCCGCTGTTCGTCATTCTAAGAGAGGTTGAACATGGAAAACGACGACTACATGCCTGAGCATGAGGACGACCATTCCGACGAGCCGGTGGTAGCAGATCCAGCTCCTGTAGCAGAAGAAGCAGCTCCTGAGGTTGAGGAAGCACCAGCGGCCCCGGCCCCGGTGCAGGCTGAGCCCGTATCGGGTCCATTCCCAAGCCTTCCGCTTCCCAGTGGAGTTGTTATCCGCTGACACCAGTTACACAAAGGGACCCCTCGCTTCGGCGGGGGGTCTTTTGTATTTCGGAACAAGCGATGCCGAACATACAGGAGCAGCCACCCAAAGGAGTTCGTTATGCCGCGACAGTCGCTCTACCAGTTCAAGCGTGACGGCATTCTCGATGCCATCACCACGCTGAGCGCTGCCGCTGGCAAGGCTCCTTCGATCCGTGAGATCGCGGACGTAGCAGACGTGTCCATCGCGACGCTGCATTCCTACCTGACCAAGATGAAGGACGAAGGCGTCATCTCATGGACGGAACGGCATCACCGCAGCTTGAAGGTACTTCCCCCGAAGACCAGGAACTGACCCCAGGGTTCTACCGCGTCAACGACCTGGTTGTCTTCAACTTCACTGCCCTTGGGACGCCGAAGCCGAAAGCTCGGCCACGTTTCGTGCGGCGCGGGAACTTCGTCCAGACCTACACCCCGGCCACCACGGTGGACTGGGAGCAGACGATCGTGTGGCAGGCCAGGCAGGCGATGGTCTGGGTTCAGGTCAACTTCCCCGAGGACGCCCTCGACGTGTTCCCATTCGCGAAGAGGATTCTGGCGGACGTCCGATTCAACGTCGTCAAGCCGAAGTCAGCCCCAAAGTCGACCATCTTCCCCATGAAGGCTCAACCGGGCGATGTAGACAACCTGGCTAAGTCGGTGCTGGACGCCCTTCAGCTCGCAGGAACCATCGTGGACGATAAGACCGTCACTGACCTCACTGTTTCGAAGCGTTTCGTTGAAGCTGGACACCCAGAGGGCGTCGAAATTGAATTGACGGCCTGGATGTGAACCTATTCGTGTGGCGGGCGATAACGAAATGGACGGTGACGTCCGTTAAAATCAGACGGGCGTTCAAGACGCTTCACGATAAGCGCCACCCCGGTAACACCGGGATTTGATCTGCACACGAAATGGCTCGAAATTTGAGCCATCTAGTTCCATTCTAGGGACACTGAGAAAGAGAGACCCATGGCAGACCCTGTACAGGATGTCGAAAACCCCTACGGCCTCCAACTATACGCCGTGGTCACCCCCACCGGTAGTGAACTGAACCTCCAAACTGAAGGCGAAGCCCAATGGTATGAGAGGCAGCGCGACCAATACCTGAAAGACAACCGTTTCGTCAACGTCAGCGACCTTGAAGACCTCAGCCGCCTATTGACCCTGGAAATCATGGTCTACCGGTGGACCACCTGGCTTACCCAGGGATTCGACTACATCGCCGCTCTCATCAACCAGACAGAGCTGAAGAACTCCATCAAAGAGTTCTCCACCGAGATTCGGCTCGTCAAGGCCAGTTTGGGCATCGACCGGCTTACCCGCGAACGAGACAAGGGCGAAACGGTCGGTGACTACGTCGCCACGCTACTTCGGCGGGCGAAGGAATTCGGTGTCCACCGCGACGATCAGTACGCCAAGGCCGTCACCTACCTGTGGCAACTCATCTCAGACGTCCAAACCTACGACAGGTGCGACCAGCAGGAACGAGAAGAGCTGGACCTTTCCCCAGAGACGATCGTCGGGTACATCCGCGACACCATCATCCCTGAGTGGAACGACCTGAACGAGTCCTTCCGTGCGAACCAGAAAGTGTGGATCTCAGACCTGTGAGCGAGAACCCACCCCCACGACGCCCACGGTCGCCGCGCAGCCCGAAGGGTCCGTCCTACAGTGTCGACGAACTGCGCGAAAAGTACCCAAGCCTCAAATCGCTCGCCGCACCGGCAACGAAAGCCAGCGAACGAGCCTGGGTTGCAGCCTTCACACACCGCCCGGAGGCCCTGGAGGGAATCCTCTCCGACCTCATCAAGCAGGCGTACGCCAAGCCTGGCCGGATCGGGCAGCGGCCCATGCCCAGGGAGGAGGAGGTTGACCTCGAAGCGCTCCTGGAAGGCGACTACACGGACGAGCCGATCTCGCTGTCACTGCCCAAACTGGTGGACATCAGCGAACGGGCGGTGTGCAAGAAGCTGTACATCAGCAGGCGCACCTATCAGCGCATCTTCCTTCCGGACGGCAACCCCGAGAAGTACCACCCGGACGCAGATCTCATTTCCCGCATAGCTGCAATGGTCGGAAAGCAGCCTTCCTACTTCCTTGAATACCGTCTCATCGCAGCTCAGGCGGCGTTCCTCAACCTCATCACAGAGAAGCCTGTCATTGCGACAAGAATCTACCGCGAGTACCTGGAAGTTGTCCGGCAGTCACCGATCCCTAAGAAATAGGGCCTGAGAAGCCGAACAACGGGACATGGCTGTTCTTGAAGCATTGTCCGAAGAGGAATCCTATTTCATCGCGCTCCTGATGGACCCATCTGGAGTGGACATTGCTGAGTTCCTCTGGCAGGACCCTGACCAGCCGGACAACCTATTCAGGTGCTACCCGTTCCAAGTGCCGTGGTACCGCAACGACGCGAAGAAGCAAATCGACCAATGTGCGCGTGCCATCGGTAAGTCCGTGGGTATTCAGATGCGTGGATTCGCGTTCCCGTTCACCAATCCGGGCAACGAGATGCTCATCACCGCTCCGGAAATGATTCACCTCGACCCGGTGACCAAAAACATCGAAGACCGGCTAATGAGCACCCGCCTGTCCAGGGAGATGCTGAAATCCGGTAATCAGTCCAACGGAATCACCCACCGCCCCTTCGAAGCCAAGTTCCGCAACGGCGCGAAAATCATTGGCCGCATTCCGCAGAAGGACGGTAAGGGTGTGAAGGGTATGCACCCTCGCGTCCTGGAAATGGACGAGGCCCAGGATTACCCGGACCCAGGCTGGATCGAACTCGTGGAAACCCTGCGCTACGGCGATGAGACGTCACGCTGGCGAGCCCACGGCGTGTCCCGTGGTGTGCGTGACTACTACTACAAGCTCTCCCAGCAGGATGACTGGTACACCCACCGGATCACCGCCATGCACCGCCCGGACTGGACCGCAGCCGAGCGTGAAGCCAAGGCTGAGCTGTACGGCTCCCGCGATCACGCCGACTACCGCCGCAACATCCTGGGCCTGCACGGTGACGCCATGTCCTCACTGTTCGTCCTCCACCGCCTCATGGCCTGCGTCGACTCCAACGAGAACAGCGACTACAACAGCCTCATCTACACCCACGTCCGTCTCAACGACGAACGGCTGCGCAGCTCCGGTGTCGACATTGTGCAGTTGATCGAGGAACGTCTTCCGTACAGCCACAAGAGCTACAAGCGGGTCTGGATTGGGATGGACGTCGGAATGACGAACCACCCGACCGAAATCCTGGTTTTCGGGGCCGAGCCGAAACCTGGCAAGCGTGGAGTGGCCGAGATGGACGGAGAGCGAATTCGGACGCTCGCCCGTATCCACCTGGAACGCATCTCCGGCCAGGACCAGCTGAAGGTGATGAACCTGCTCGCCAAGTTCTACAACCCGATCGCATTCGGGATGGACCGAACCGGCCTAGGTCTGCCGATCTACCAGGTCGCGCAAGACCCGATGATGTCCACTCCTGAGCTGGTTAAGGCCATCCGTGGCTACAACTTCTCCGAGAAGATCGTGGTCGCCTTCGAGCCCCTGGAGGACGACGAATACGGGACCTGGGTTGACCCTGAAGACCGGGCCATCATGGGAAACGTCCTGGAATACAGCTCCGACCAGCTCCGCGTGCTCGTCGACTCCAACCGCATCGTCCTACCGTGGGACACGGACATGCTCAAGGAGTTCCAGGGCCAGGCGTACTACATCAAAACGTCGGCCACCAACCCGTACGGCAAGAAAGAGTTCAACAAGGGTAAGTTCCACGCCCTGGACGCCGCCCGGATGGCAGCCCTCGCCTGGTCCCAGGAGCTGATCGAGAAGCAGTTGTCGCTCCAACCCGACCAGCCTGAAGTGTTGCTGACGTGGGCCATGGAACCGTCGTACGCATCGGACCAGATGTTTGATTGGTGAACATCTGACGCCGACCTAAATGTTGTGACGACAACACTGAAAATGGAACCCTCCGAACCTAAAGGAGGGCTAAGCGGGCCTAAGGCCACGCTAGCGGAAGCTACACAACGAGCAGCGTCGCAACAGACACAGGTGATCGCTGGCTTGGGGTCGATCAACGAGATCCGCAAGGAAATCGACGACGCCCTGGCTGACATGCGCGCATTTCACCGCGTCGAGCCCGACCTCGTTATGCGAGCCGTCTCCGCACACTCTGCCCGGTTGATCGAGATCAGCATCCATATTCAGCGGATCGAGGTCGTACGTCGGGAGTGGAAGCCAGTCCGTGAGGAAGCCGACCGCGTCCTCGCTGAACTCAAGAATCAGTTCTCCGTGGCGTCTCGCCTCTTCGCGATGAGACAGGCCGACTGGGAAATGAGCGGGAGGGGTCAAGTATGAGGTATGTGGATTCGGCTGCCCAGCGGCCACCGTCGCACATCATCTCTGAAGCCCCCGAGCTGGAAGACGACTGGGGCGATGTCGCGTCACATACCGACGCGAGCTACTCCTACGTCAACGAAACCGGCGAGACAGAGGAATTCGTCCAGCACGCCTTCGCCAACGGACGTACTTTGGACGGGCGTCCAATTCGAGATGAGATCGCCAGCGCGCTAGACACATGGCAGCGCGGCATGAACTCCCCGTCCATCGCCATGGGCTCCCTGTTCTTCAGGAACCGCTACACGATGACGGACAACATCTACGACCAGATGCTCCAGGCTGCCGACGCCGTCGAATACGACGAGGTACTTGGTTCCGTCTGTGACGCCACCGAGGGGCTCGCGTTCAACCAGGCATCCTTCGAGATGGTCGACCAGGACGAGGAAGACATCTGGAACCAGATTGCTGAAGACCTCGACCTGGACTCCCGGCTGCGTGAAATGTGGCGTGAGCTGTTCAAGGTCAGCCAGGTTTACGTGGCCGTGGACTGGATTCAGAAGAGCTACACGGTCCGCACCAAGCAGGTTCCGATGGCGAACCTGGAGGACGACAGCCCCCTGACCATCTCGGGTGCTGAGGATCTCCACGCCTCCGGTGTGCCGAATCCTGGCCCGAAGAAGCGCAAGCGCCGCAAGACCTACGCCCTGACGGTCCCAGGGGCGGTCACCATCCTCGATCCGACCAAGGTTCTGCCTGTCGGCCAGCTCATGTTCGGCAAGGAGCGGTTCGTCTACCTCGCCAGCAAGGAAGAGAACGACGCGTTCGAGGCCGTTTTTGAGGGCCTGGCGACCGACCCGATGGTCATGAAGATGTTCGACGGCCCCTACGCGCCGACCATCAGGGAGCAGTCCTACCTCACCGACAACCACCGAGGTCCGTCAAACAAGCTCTACTGCTGGATGTTCAAGACCGATGCCGTCTTCCGGCACACCTTGTCACGTTCGCAGTACGAGCGTTTCGCCGCGATCCGCCTGAAGA